ACCAACGAAAACGCCAATAGCGCCAACGCCTGTTGTTCCTGAGATGCTGTTAGATGTCAGGTCTGCACCTGAACCAGTTGCGAGTGCGATGTAACCATCAGCCCCAATGATAACAACTTGCCCGTAGAACAGGTTTGTTGCTTCTCCAGCGGGGTCAATGAGATACTGATTAGTCGCACCAGCATACGGCATTCCATCTGCGCGGCGCACAGGTTTTAAGCCGTAGGGAGCTGCTGTAGTAGCCATTTTCTCATACTCCTAGAGTTTAAGTTACGACAAGCTCCCCAAAAGGGTTACTTGCCAAATGAAGATCGTGTACTCCGTTCTGGGTTTAGAACGGGCATACGAGGGTCTGATTGTTTCAGATAGGAATTATCAACCGCTTCCATCTGGCTCTGTGCCATGTCTAGCTGCTTCTCAACCCTAGCCTCAACTTTTTCGATGGCGTTTTGACATAACAATAAGCCACCTACCTCAATGCCGTCTTGAAATCTCGAATCAATATCGGACACGATTTGAAGGTTCGGATGATCCTCTTTACGAACAGGTGTCCAACCTTCACGAAATCTGGAAGAAACATTCTTGTTATCCGTAGTACCCAAGGTAGAGGTGCGAATCCAGCGATAGCTAATGCCAGCGCGAGGTTCGGGGGTCGGTAACATTGTCGGTCTTTCCCATGACACTTTACGTTTGACCGCTTCGCGGTCATCATTACTGCGTGAGGTTCTGTTACTCATTTGGATTGATCCTTCAACATTTGCGCCACATATTGCTCATTCGTGAGTCCAAGCCGCTTGGCGAGAGAGGCTTGCGTCGAGGTTAATCGCACTGTGCGTGGCTTTTTTGTCGATCTCGACGGTGCAGCAACCACGGAACTGGCCTGACGTTGGGGTGCTTCTTCCTCTATTTGCCCATCGTCAAACTTATCTGGAAAGGCTTTTTTCATAGCCTTGTCTATTTCATCATAATAAGAATCGCTTCTCGGATCAATCCCTGATTGTACAAGCTTTTGGTGTACCCCATATGCAAAGCCTGTCATCTCGGGAGTTTCGGGATTCTCAAACCAAGTGTTCTTCTTCCCCCACTCAAGAGCTTTTGCATCAGGCTTGTTAGCTTGCGGGGTAGGTTGGGTATACTGTGGCTGTGGCTGCGGCGCGGTTCTAGCCTGCGGTTTGTAATTATTTACCCTATCAGACTCTACTTTCAAGGCCGTTAGTTGCTCTTGCGCTTCTATTAAAGCATCAGGATCTCCTGACTCATACGCAGCTTTGTAAGCTACCTTTGCCTTATCTAACTGGGCCTCAATCCGCCCCTTAGCCTGCCCAATAAGGGTTTCTTCACCCGCATCAAGGTTTTTTCGTAGCTGCTCGTTTTCAGATTTAATCTGTTGAGCATATCGCAGGGCCTCTTCTTGCAGCCTGTGGGCTTCAAGTTTTTGCCGTTCTTGTTCTTGCGCTTCAAATTTTAGCTTGTTTATGCGCTTTTGCACCCCGACAGAGTATTTATCTATCTCGTCGTCAGAAGGCACTTCTGGCTCTCTATCTTCTGCCAGACGTGGTTTTTCTTCTTCTGGAGTATCATCAGATACTTCTATCTCAAACGACTCATCCACAACATCTTGTGTTTCAGGTGATTCGTTTTCAAGATCTTGTTCTGTAAGCTCTGGTTTATCTGCCAAATTATTCATACCCGTGTATACCCCCGTGGATCTTCGACGACTGCTTCAACAGTGTCATCATTTACAAGACGAAACTCTTTGCCATGTATTTTAAATCTGGTTCCTGAATAAGATCTAAAGATTACAAAATCACCTTCCTTGCAGTAGGCTCCATTTGGAAATCTATCTTTATCGGAATACGCGTCAGGGCCAGTTTTAATTACAAACCCTATAATAGAAGCGGTTTCTTCTGCCTGCCTAAGTTGGTCAGGCATATAGACGCCGCCCTCAGTCTTCTCATTAACCTCAACAGTGCTAATAAGAACTTTGTAGCCTTTTGGTTCTGGTAACTGAGTTGCTACTTTATCGTCAGTTACTTTTTCATCTTTATACATTGCATATACCTTGCAGTGATTAAGGTTCACAGAAACCTTGCGCGGTCTATCCGCGAAGCCCCCAATTACGAAATAGAATACTAGAACTTATTGTGCAATAATTCTTTCTTCCAAATCAACTAAATCGGCTTCAATTAGTTTTAAAGCCTCATATCTCCCTACAAGACGACAGTAATCTTCCATAGATTGTGCTTGGCCCCCAGCCAAAAACTGTTCTATCTCCGCCTTGGATTCGGATATGCTACGTTTCATCAACGCAACAACTGTATCATCCATCCCCCTTACCTAGCTCCTTTGCTAATTCAACCCCCAGTTTCGCCCCAGCCTGCTGATCTGCACGTTGGGAATTATCAAGATCGGTTGCCAGCTTAACTCCCAGCTTGGCCCCCTCTCTTTGATTAGTGGCTTTAATCTTTTCAGCTTCAAGCTGAAGTTTAGCCGTGTCTAGTTGCATCTTATGCTGAAGCTCTTGCGCTTTTAGCTGAAGCTCTTGCTGTTGCATCTGTACAACAGGATCTTGTTGTTGCGCTTGAGCCTGCTGCTGAGACATCTCTGCCTGATCTTTCTTGAGAAGCTTCTCTGCTGCATCCTTAGCCAACCTAGAAATTTCAACCTCAACATCTTCAGGCAACGGCTGATCTTCACTAGGCATCTCAACGCCCAACATTTTCTCCATCTCTCTACGATACTGGAATGCAACATGCTCTGTGATATGAGCAGCCATTGCTTGCTGTATCACTTGCGCAAACGGAGACTGCCCCACCATCTGCATAATCTTTGGGTCTTGTGCCGCAGCCATATGCACCGCTAGGTGAGCTTCGTGATCTTGATACTTGAACGCTTTGACTGGCTCCTGCTTCAAGATCATCATGTTCTCAGTTACAGGGTCAGAAGGTTTAATATCTTCAGGTAGCTTGATTAAATCTTCCGCGTCTTGGATGCCAAGAACCTCAAGCATTTGCCTATGTAACTTACCCATATCGTATAGTTGTGGTGCCTGCTGCGCTAACTGCAACGCCGCCTGATACTGCATGATGCGCTGTGCCATAGTGGCAGCGTTAGGGTCAGACACGGGTATAACGTCTATACGTTTGTCAAAATCGGCTTTTCTGCTGAAGTCTCCGTCAACTTCGTAAGCATACTCATCAGGCATGTAATCATGCACGATCTTAGACAGAAGTCGTAACTCTTTCTTCAAGGCAGCGTGAAGGCGAGCCTGTACACCAGACATAACTTTCATCGACCGCTCCAAGAGGGCAAGAGTTGTGCCCACGGGTGCCTGTGCGTTCATATCTCCTACTTGGATGTCTGCGACTGAGCCAATTCGGCGTCCCTCTTCGACAATATTTCCAAGTAAAGAGTACAATACGCTTGATGGCTCTTTGTAAGGGATAAACGTAATCGAGTCACGTATGGCACCGCCCGGTACGTCCACATCCCTAAATTCACCCGGCATAAGAGGAGTGTCGTCCCCCTTAATACGCATACCGCGAGCTTTAAGCCCTGCTGGCAAATTCGACAGTGTGCCAGCATCAACCAACTGACGAAGGATGGATGTAGCCGACTTAGCAAGTCCACCAATAAGGTGTATGAGACCCGTCCCATAAAACCCAAGGCCCGGTAAATAACGGTAGTGTACAAAGTGTAGGCGTTTCTTCTTTTTAGCGTCATCTTCGTACCAATTTTTGCGGATAGACAATATTTCGCGGGATGATTTATCTATAGTTACTACATAAGGCCGTGCTATGCTATCAGGATCGTCAAACCCTTCAGGCATGTTCATTATGACGTGCATCTCAAGGATTGTATGCCTATCGTCATTTTCAAGAACCGCGCTCTCACCATCAAGCTCGTCATACTTTTCTTGTATATCAGAAAAATCAGGTGCAGGCGCGGGTAGTTCCACATCCCTGTAGAAACCTGCGACTTGCAGTTCTAATATCTCGTTTTCCGTTTTCTTCATAACATGCGTATATCGTGGGCATGTCATTAGGTCCGTAGCGCCATAAGACGCCACAAAGTCCTCTGACGGAACAAATACCGCACAGGGTCTATCCATAAGCGGATCGTAATATACCTTCTTAAACGCAGATCCCGCCAACGGGAGCTTAAACAACATTTGCTCCATCTCATCTCGGTATTCTGTCATCTCCTCCGTTAAGAGATAGTTCATCTCATTCTGCACACGCTCAGCTTGGTCAAACTTCTCTGGAGTAAGCTTACCCATAATCTTACTTTTCACAGGGCCTGAAGCGGGGAACAGCTCCCCCATAGCCTGTGCTTGGAATCGTACAACAGCTTCAGTAAGCACGGGATGAAATACCCCAGATGCGCCCGCCCAAGGCTGCTGACGCTCCTCAATCTTCATACCAAGAAGATCTAAACCTTTTACATAAGCCCTAGCCCAGTCGGCGCGAGACTCACGATCAGACTCAAAGTCACTCACAAGCTCAGATGCCATAGCCTCAAGATCTGCTTCGTCTATAGACTCAGCTAGGTTTGAATCGTGGTCTTGTCCCATTAGTTGCTCTGACAAGCCGCTTTCAAAATCAATTATAATCCCTCCATCTTCAGTCTCCATAGAAACAGCTTCGGGGTTTATAACTTCAATAGTAAGTTCTTCTTCTGTAGGATTTGTCTCTATCTCTAAATCAGAAGGAACTAAGGGTTTTTCTACAGCCATGTGCGCTCCATAAGCGTTGCTTGCGGGTAACTTATCATTTTAATGCCCGGCGGTCTAGTGTCGAGGTGGGCAACTTGGGGGAAGCCACCACACCCCGACTAGGGTACTGGGAGATGTACCCTAATTACCCTTTATCTCAAGCGGTCTGTTGAAACAAATATTATATTCCTGTATTGAGAGATAATGGATAACATGCTGATTTGGAACATCGTATTAACTTTTGTGGTTCTACCCATAGGGTGGTGGGCCAATCAAATCGCATCTGAAGTAAAACGCCTCAATATTCTTTTAAACATGACAAGAGAGAATTATGTAAAGAGGGAAGACCACGCGGGGGAACTTGGGAGGGTTGTTGACCACCTCGTTAGGCTAGAAGGCAAGATAGATAAGCTTGCAGAGAAATAGGGGGAGATAGGCATGAGATATGTTTATATGCGCCCTAACAGCGATATTAGCTAGTCAAAGCCCAACCATAGGCCTGCATCAGACCTGTGAGTACAGGTGCCCTAGAGAAGTTTCGCAATTCTATTACCAGTACCCAGCTAAAGTAAGAGTGCCTTGGAAGCACTTCTGTCCATTATACATAGTTGTTGGTCGGGGAAGAGAGACATGATTGACCCATTTACGGCGCTTGCCGCTGTGAAATCTGCGGTATCAGCAGGAAAAGAACTGGTCAACGTCACGAAACAGATTGGTGAATTTTTCGACGGCGTGGATGAATTACGCGCTGCGCACGAGAAAAAGAAAAACAGTTTGTTTTCGGGGTCAGATGAAAACGCAATGGAGACTTTCGTAAACTTACAAAGAGCCAAAGACGCTGAGGAGGAGCTAAGGCAGATCGTTATTGCAACCAGAGGTTTTAGCGCATGGGGTGAATTGCAAGCTATACGGGTGCAAGCGAGGAAGGATCGCAAAGCAAAGGTTGAAGCGGAAAGAAAGCGCAAAGCTAAGATGGTTGAGCGCATTGTGATTTATGGCGGATCTGTAATCATCGTGACAATCATGCTTGGAATTACTGTTGTGATCATCTTAGCCAAGCAGGGTCGGTTATGAGTGACGGTTTGAGCGGGGTAGGGTCTGCGCCTTTTAATGTCGGAAGCCACATACATGAACAAACTAGAGCCCGTGAGGCTATTGAAACGCATTTAGCGGAGCAACGTGTGGAGAAAGAGCATAGGGCCAACCACACGCATCTGGAGGCGCTCAGAGAGCAGAGATTAGATCTTGGCAAGGCTTATGATAGGTTTGGAGCAAAAACTACAGCGGATAGGCCGCAGGGAACTAAGTTAAATATAGAAGTTTAGTAATATTCCACAGGTCTACGGTATGTAGGCTCATCATCCCACTCGTCAGTGGGTAATCTGATGAACCCACCCTGCCTAAACCGCAATAACGCCATAACCGTAGAGTCAACAAGGTCATCGTTAGACATAAACGGGAACCCTGCCACCTCTTCTATGACCTCCTCGGCCCAACGCTTAGCCGGTGCCCACACAAACCCGCTGGCGATGATGTCTGATACACTATTAAGGCGAGCCATCTTATCTCCAGTACCCCTATGAGGTGTATATTCCTGTACTGGGAGGCCCATACGGCGTAATTCTTGGTACAAAGCTACGCCAGAGGACTTTTTCTCCACAATAAATGAGTCTGGCTCCCAAGCATTGTACTCTTCAAGCGCCAGACCCTTCAATTCTGGAAATTCTAGGCGTTCTTTGATACTATTTAGCAAAATTATGTGGTGCGCGTTCTCTTCTTCGTTAAAAAACACGCCCCAAGTCGTCAACGCGGTGTAATCGGCGCGATTATTCTTCTCTGCGGCAGCGTCGAGCGACATAATTATGTATTCACAGTGGGGTGGGTCGTCTTTTGGCCATATTTGCCACCATTCCCGCTTAACAATCGACGCTTCTTCAGCCGTAGGCTGCTGCTGATACTGCGAGTTCCATTGGAATGTAGGCATCGACGCCTTTGTGCGTAGCAATGCGCTTAAATCAAAGAACTCAGGCCATAACGGCTGCTGTATCGGCTTACCGTCAGAGTCCTCGCTGTCCAAAATAGCGGGAAACTCCACGATTTCGTACTGGTCTGACTCTGGATTCTTGACCATATCGGTCGTCACACGCCCCGTGAGGTCGTCCATATGCCAACGAGTCTGGATTATTGCAACCCTACCGCCCGGCATAAGGCGAGTACGGGCACCGAAGGTGAACCATTCGTATGCTTTTTCAAACACAGAGAAGTTTCCGTTAATAACATCCTGCTCAGAATGAGGGTCATCAACAAGCAGAAGATCAGCGCCACGTCCCGCAAGTGCAGACCCAATACCACACGCATAATATTCTCCTCCAAAGTTTGTATTCCACCGCCCCGCAGACTTACTGTCCACCGCCAACGACACCTGTGGAAATATTTCTTTGTAGTCGTCTACCGATATCAGGTTCCTCACCTTACGCCCGAAGTCCACAGCAAGGTCGGTAGTGTGGGATACCATCATAACCTTCTTGCCGGGATTACGCCCCAAGAACCACGCAGGGAAAAAGATACTCACAAGCTGGGATTTACCATGTCGGGGTGGGATGTTGACACATATACGGTCTTTGTCACCCTGCTCAATGTCCATCAACATATCTGCGAGGATGCGGTGGTGCTTGCCAACTTTATAATCTGGCTGCATCCGTTTACAAAACTCTATGAGGTCATCTTTGGCGTTGTCGTTACGCTGCCTGTTCGCCAGCTCATCGACCATCTTATCAATCTCTGCGACCTCTTCAGGACTAAACTGGTCGAGGTTGTCCAACATAGTCTGTATATCTTCTGGAGAGAAGTCTAAGTCTTCCGCAACAGTGGTAAGATCTTTAGGCATCGGGAGGCCCCAGTGTATCATCCAACGATATGACCGGGGCCTCCACGACTACTGCGTCCTCTACATCAGAATCGGCTGGGTCTATAAGTTTAGCCAGTTTCCCACGTAGTTTCTCTTTGATGTCGTCTGTAGTTTGGTGCGTTATTGTAACTTCAGACTTCTCCGCAAACAACCCCACATCGCTGATCTTACCCAACAGCTCCAAGGCACGTATCCGTACCCGTGGGTCAGGGTTCTCTGTCTCCTCAATCAGTTTGTTTGTGACGAGGTGCCTCACCTGCGTAGCACTCTGCACAACAGAATGCCCAAAATCTTTTAGGATCTTATCTGTTAGTAGAAGGGTAGCGGGTGGGGTGCGTGATATATTTTTAAGCGTAGCCTTCTTTGAAGTACGCACAGGATCGGCAGCATATGCCATACTTATCTCCGAAGCGTTATCCCTGTCCTCTGCGGTTATGTCTATCTCTAACCCGTGGGCGTGTAGATGTTTAGCGGTCTCGGCAGCAGCTTCAGCTTTGCCTGTGAGGTCTTTTGGCGGGGGCACGTCTTTGATTGGCACACCCCGTTCTGGTGTTATTTGTAATGCCATATGTATTATTTATACGAATTTTATAATTATTTCAATCTCCCCGCGTTTGAGATGTGGTTACTGGGTATAACGGTAGGGTGGGGGTGGGGTTTAGCCGATTTCGTTGAAACTCAAAATTTTTGTGCAAATTAGTATGTATAAGTAGATATGCGTGACGCGCTATAGAGGGGGGTGGGGGGTAGGTGGGGGTTAGCGAGGCGACTAACTGCTGCCATTTGCTGCCATTTGCTGCCATTTGCTTGCGTTTGCCGGTGTTTTCCATATAATGGTTGCCATAGACAAGAGCGGTTCTTGTCTAATCAACAGTTAGCCAAGCGGCTAACATATTCCTTGAAAGGGAAACAAAAATGGCTGATCTATCAGTAAACAAAAAAGCAATCAACGCGGCAACAGCGGTTGACACTGCCAACGCTAACACGATCGCGGCGCAGGCCTCGCGGGCTGAAGCCTCGGCTCTGTTCTTTGAGCCTGCCGCTAAACTCGGCGCAGACCATACAATGCTCGCCAAACCTACGGGCGACGACGCAAAGAATAATCTCTGGGTTGCCACGCGGCAATGGGCTTACGATGTATGCGCAACAGTGATGGCCGGTGAAGCGGGCCTCGCGTTCTTGAAAGATGCCACCACCACCGGCAAGGCTGAGATGGTTATCACGCAGGGCAAAATGAAAGGCCAGACACGGGATAAAAAGTATATCCAGCAACAGGTCGGCAAACTTATCGGTCATATCAAGACTGATCTTAAAAAGGCTGCTGACAAGCCAAGCGATGGCGCAAGCGATGCGGTCGAGCGTACCGATTGCGATAGGTTCCTTGATGCCATTGCCAAGGCTGCGAAACAATGCAGCAAGGCAAAGCCTGACGATTCGATACCGGCTGAATATGTCGAAGCGTTTAATGAAATGATGGCGAAACTCAAGTAATCATCAACGGGGTTAGCTAACCGGCTAACCCCACTAACCCTCACATGAAAGAAAAGTTATGAATTATAAGAATGAATCACTGGCCGATATGTTGCTGGATGCCGAGGCTGCTGCTTCCACAATACATGAACAAACAAAAAATCTTCATGCCATACGGCATGAGCTAAAGCTTGCACTCGCACAAGTAGAAAACGCGATGCGCATTGATGCCGAGGCTATATCTGCTGAGCTGCATTGGCATCAAGGCGATCCAACCGATGTTGTGGATGCGCTCGATATGTAACCCCACGCCCTGACCGGAAACGGTCGGGGCTTTTTTGTGCCCCGCGACACCAGTTATTTACGATGCCAGTTATGATACCAGTTCTGTGTATTAGCGGTGAGCGGTGAGCGACACAGGGCGAGCTGTCGTCACGCGATGTTGTACACCGGAGTCTTGTCCCACACAAGTTGCAGTTAGCTGCACGGCTAACTCTATCTGGGCGATGCCAGTTATTTTATGAGCGGTGAGCGGTGAGCGATTTGCATAAGTCATTGAAAACAAAGTAATGTTCCTAATGTTCCAAAATGGTTTTTAAGAATGGAACAATTAACCTATTGATTTTAAAGTAATGTTCCTAATGTTCCAAATGTTCCGTTAAATATTACTACACTTCCATGTGACCCTTCCTTCCCCTTATGCAGCATATTCCATACAACATCATTATACCTCTGTAGTACCCTAAAATCGCGGAACATTGGAACATTGCTTTAATAACAAAGACTTACAACGGAACATTACCCGTTTCACTACGGAACATTAGGAACATTACTTTGTTTTCAATAAGTTAGCCTACCAGCTAACACCCACCCCCCATACCAAGCTACTCACGTCTACACACAGTTACTCACCAAGTAACGGAACATTACTGATCAAAATACATTTACTCACAACAAGATAAGTATTGACACGTTTACTTATATATGCTATATTTGTGGTACGTTCACTTTTGCAACGAGGATCAGTCATGTCTTACAACACCGAAACAGTTAGCCGGTCAGCTAACACTCTGACCAACGGCCTAACACGCGACGAGGCACAAGCCATCGAAGAATACCTTTTCCAAACCCACGGCTTTGGGGTGCGCGTCATGCCAACCAAAGCTCGCGCTCTTGTCGAGCGTATGCCTGCAACCTACGACCCCGCGCCATCCTATCGCGCAATCAACAAGCGTGACATTCACGCCCGCAAGCGTTGGGGTGACGAGTGATGGCTGCGTTTACAATGGATGGTATTCAGATGCTGACCTGCCGCTCATGCGGCGAGGATACGCTACACCCCGAGCGTTACAACATCGGGTATAATTACTGCATGGACTGCGGAGACTTCCGCGCCCGTGAAGAACGCGCAGGTTGGTGCATCGCACCTATCGCGCACAAGCAAGGGGCTACCCTTGTGACAAACCGCAACGACCTCAAAGGTCTCAATAAATATGTTGGAGAATAACTATGAATATGATTGGTAATATGGGCGAAGGTAAGTCCAGTTTATTTGACGGTATGGACAACGTGGTGGAAGTTAGCTGCACAGCTAACGCCACGAACAACACAGCTACCACTCCCAACGCAGATGACATTGTTTCGATTTCATCCGCTGCGTTGTTGGTCAGTATGACCATATCAAACTGGGCAGGCCGCAAGTTGGATCGCAAAGCGTCTGCCGAAGTGTCGGACGCTAACGCCGCCGAGCGCGGTATGGCTAACGTCAACAAAAAGCTATTGGGTAACAACGAGTACCTAAAAGCAATACAGACGCATGTATCTGCGGCGCGTGACATGCACACACGCATGACGATGCCTTGGGGTAAGACGGGTTGGCAGCTATGCCCTACCGCGCAGTATTTCAAATACACCGAAGCAATGACGGGTATGCAGAACAAGTTCTATGAGTTGGTTCAAGAGTTCTTGGATAACTACGAGCAAGCTGTCGAGGATGCGCATCTGTTCTTGGGTGATCTTGCGAACCCTGACGACTATCCAAGCCTAGAGAAGTTGTCACGCAAGTTCTCATTCACGCTCGATGAAATGCCGCTACCTACCTCTGGTGACTTCCGCTTGGACATCGCCAACGAAGGGATTAGCCAGTTGGCTAACAAGTACGAGAAGTTCTACACCACGCAGTTCGAGACCGCGATGGGTGACATATGGAAGCGTACCTATGACGCGCTGTCTAACATGTCGGAGCGCCTCGACTACGAGACCGATATCATAGAGTACGTGGACGATGCGGGGCGTACCAAGCGCCGCAAGATCGGAGCCAAAACATTCCGTGATACGCTTGTGTCCAACGTGACCGAGATGGTCGGACTGCTCAAAGTTAGCAACGTGGCTAACTCACCTCATATGACTGCTATGGCAGAGCGTCTGGAAGATGCGATGCTTGGAGTCACACCCGCTGCCCTGCGTGACGACGAGTCCCTGCGCAAGCAGACAAAAGCCGAAGTAGATGCAGCCATCGCTGCGCTGCCAACACTAGACATATAAACAGATTGGAGAATAACTATGTCAGCTAATACAATGTATGCACTGAGCATCGAAGAAATTGCTAACGCCATCGCAGTTCAAGTTCCTCTGCCACCAGAGGATAAGACAACCATCATCGTCGAGGGCGAGATGGGCAGCGGCAAGTCATCAATCCTCAAGGTGTTGGCCGAGGATCTGCCTGACCACAAGGCGATCTATTTCGACTGCACGACCAAGGCCGATGCAGGCGACCTGATGTTGCCAAAGTTCAAGGATTTGGAAGGCAACGACTATGTTAGCTTTGCGACTAACGAAGAGCTTGGTATGCACCTCAAGGATACGCCGCTCATTATTATGATCGACGAGGCAGGCAAGAACCGCGCTATCCAGAACCCGCTCAACCGTTTGTTCCAAGAGCGAATGATCGGTATGCATGAGCTACACCCAGAGAGCGTTGTCTTTGCGACGACCAACCTTGGGTTCGAGAATGTGGGCGACACGTTCCTGCCGCATACTTGCAACCGCGTGACATTCGTGCGGATGCGCAAGCCGAATGCGGTGGAGTGGATCGAATGGGGTATCAACCACAAGCTAGATCACGTCACGCTTGCATGGGTCAAGGACAACCCGCAGGTGTTGGCATCGTCTGACGATGTGAAAGACCCCGAAGATAACGTCTACATCAACCACCCCAAAGCCAATGGGCGTCGATCGTTCTGCACAGCGAGGTCTCTGCACAAGGCGTCAAACTACATGAAGATGCGCGACAAGCTCAACGACAAGTCTCTGACCGCGTTGCTCATTGGTACGATTGGTATGCGTGGCGGCATGGATCTGATGGCTCACCTCAAGTTAGCCGATCAGCTACCTAGTCTGGAGTCGATCAAGTCCGATCCCAAAAACGCCAAGGTTCCAACCACAGCGGCAGGTATCTGTATGGTGGTCTATCGGACACTGGCAGCTATCGAACAAGACTGGCTCAACTCTTGGATGGACTACATGGCGCGGCTAGATGCCGAGGCGCAAGGTATGTTTGCCAATGGTGTCCGTGCGCCAAGATACAGCAAGCAGGCGATGGTCATGCAGAACCGCAAGTTCACGCAGTGGGCAGCGGATAACTCACATCTGTTTTCAGCAGATCAATAAGGAGGATAAGAATGTTACAGTTAGGCGGTAAGCTAACCGAGGAGCAGCGGATCGAAAAAGCCGTTGTTCAAATCATGCACAAACAACCTGCCATTGGCGGGTTGGTTATGTTGGGCAAGCGTGTTGTATGTGACAAGACACGCACGGCATGTACCGATGGACGTGACGAGTGGTATGGACGTGAGTTTGTACGTAACCTGAACGACAAGCAGCTACGCTTCCTCGTTCTGCATGAGATGTATCACAAGATGTATCGTCACTTGATTACGTGGCGGCATCTCTGGAAGAAGTGTTCCAACACAGCCAACCGTGCGATGGACTATGAAATCAACATCAAGATACTCGACGAGTATGGAGAGTTCGTGGAGTGGATCGAAGGCGGCTGTCTCAACGAGACCTATCGTGGTTGGGGCACAGCTAAAATCTTTGATGACATCTACAAGAAGCGCAAAGAACGCGAAGGCGGTGAAAGCGGTGACGGTGAAGGCGATGGTGGCGACGATGGCGGCGGTAAGCCGTTCGACGATCACGATTGGGAAAGCGCCAAGGAGATGACCGAGGAGGAGAAGCGCGAGCTAGAGCGTGAGATCGACGAGGCAATCCGTCAAGGCAACATCGTGGCAGGCAAAACCGGAAGCGGTGGCAGTCGTGACATGGAGGAGTTGTTGCAGCCCAAGGTCGATTGGAAAGAACCGTTCCGCGAGTTCTTCATGGCTACCTGTGCGGGTAACGACAATTCGACGTGGCGCAAGCCCAAGCGTAGGTTCATCGCACAAAACGTGTATCTGCCATCGACGTTCAGCGAGACCATTGGCGAGTTGGTACTTGGCATCGACACGTCAGGCTCGACATTCGCGCCGGGAGTGTTGCCTGCGTTTATGACCGAGACGAAATCCATCTGCGATATGCTACGCCCCGAGCGGGTTCGCATCTTGTATTGGGACACAGAGATCTGTCGTGCTGAAGTGTACGAGCAGTACGAGTTGGACAACATGATACACACCACGCAGCCCGAAGGCGGTGGCGGCACGGATGTTAGCTGTGTGGCTAACTACATCACAGAGCATAAGCTCGACCCGCAAGCTATCGTGTTGCTGACCGATGGGTATCTATTCGGAGGCTGGGGCAACTGGCATCATCCGACCCTGTGGTGCGTGTTGGACAATGCGAGTGCGCGTCCGACCAACGGCAAAACAATTCACATCAAATCGGAGGATATGTGATGGATGATTGGCGCGACATAGAAGGGAAAAGTGGGCGCTACTGCGTGATCTGCCATGAAGGTGTCAAAGAAGAATACATCGACAAAAGTGGTGGTGTATGTGGGGAATGTAATTGGGACGACCCTGTGTTGGGTCAATCCTTTGAGGAAGGAGAAACCAGATGAATAATATTTTTATAGATAACCCGTTCATCCGCTGCCCCGAATGTAGCGGAGAAGGGGAGGTAAGCGCAGAGCGAGCAGTCTGTATGAGTAACGACAACCCATACGGGTACTTGGAAGAGTACAAGCGAGAGTGCGATAACTGTGGGGGGCTTGGTGAAATCGAAAGGGATTATGATGATTGAATTTTTTACAGCTTTGGTCTTGCACTACGAGTTGCAGGGCAAAGAGCTTGAAGCGGTGGTGTGGTTTGAAACCGAAGCCGACTGCCGAGCGGTGATGCAGAATGATATTGCAGCACCATTGTACGACGAGTTGTATGACTTGTACGGCAATAACATAATGATGTTCTGCGAAGTATCGGAGGGCATCTCAAGTATAATCAGGCCGACAGCACGGCCAACACAGGAGAATAACTAATGGCACTTACATACTCAGCATTCCAAACTTTTGCAGAGGTGGAGCATCACTACAATGCTGTCAAACCTTTGATATCGAAATGTCACACTAAAGCAGAGGATGTTCGACCTATCGGAGATCGTAAGCGTAAGTGGGAGCGCATCGTTAAGCTCAGCGATTACTGCTATGCGTTTCTTGACGGATATTGCTTTGGCGACCCCGTGTTTAAAACGTGGGGCGCTGACAGAACCGTTACCAAAGCGGATACCGAATTTTACGCTGCTGTCGTGTGGCGCAAGCACCGTGACGGAACCACAAGCGTTAAGATACGCAACGGCACAGGGCCGTGGAACCATGTCAGTAGGTATCAGTTCTTATCACGACACACACCGAGAGGTATGTACTTCCTAGTGTCCAACGGGAAGCAGTATATCAATCTGACCAGTAATTACGGGGATAACGATAGACATTTCATAGCCAAAGGCAGAACCGTGCCGAAAGAGGTGAACCCCCATTGGCAAAATTTTACGCACCGCAAAGACAACACGGCGTTAGCCTTCAAGCTAACTCCTGACGGGAAGTGGCTGCGTGATCCAGAAACAGGCGAGGGTCTGCCGATACCGCCGCGTGTCAACAAAGAGTTGAAAGCCAAGTTCAAGGAGCCGCTGAGAGAGTTCTTTGAGTGGGGCATGACAATCGCAAACATGCTGCCGCTTACGGATAACGAGTACAGCTACATCCGAAAGATGCGCACCGAGGCGTATGAATATTATTCGGAAACAACGGGAGCAGGGTACATACGATCCAGAGATACCTACAACGTGAAGAATTGTAGGAGTATCATTACAGACCCCGAACATCCGCTGCGCCTACATCTGTTTGTAGAGTTCGCGGAAACCACAGCCGATGGGTGGTGGCAACACGCCTCTTACAAAGTGCAACAAGTAGAGACGAAGGAGGATCTGTCAGCAATACGAAACAAATACAATTACTGGGTGAACAAGCACCTTGGTTTCAAATCATAATATAAAAATGGAGAATGACTATGGGATACAATCCTTACTTAACGTCAGAAGCGATGAAACAGACAGAGAACAATAGCTACGTGGATAATGAGGTAGCTAGGTTCGCAGATGCTGTGGCCGCTGCACTAAAAGCAAAGTGGAGTTACAAGCGTAGGAACAGCGTTTGGATCTATCGTGAGAACGAAATCTATGCGCTAGGTTTTGTGGGTTACGGTGACTTCACCGAAAAAGCCAACGGAGATGCTGCGTATATTGTTCACAGTCGCAACATCGAAAACTGTAGGTACAACGACTACAACGCGCAGCATTACATGGCATTTGCCAAGCATTTCGAGAAAGGCCTATCCAACGCTACCCGCCACCTGCGCACCATACCGTGTCACGTAGCTGTGGCAAACGAGCTTAGAAACCTGCGTAGGCAGATGCGAGACATAGACGACTACAGTTCGCGGAAGGTTAGACAGTTGGCTAACGATGTCACCGATGGGCTAGGTCGTGGTAAAAGCTCGCCCTTGGAGCGAGAGCTTAAGAATCTTGTGAACACGGGACATACATGGCTTGATGCAAACTTTGGTGAACAAATCAAAGCATTCCTTAACTACAGTGGGGAGGACACGTCCTCCGGTAAGGATATGTTTGATGTCGTGTATATCAACATCTCGCCACGCGGTACGCAGTCTGCCAACGTGTACACTAACATGGATGGTAAGGAATGGAATTGGGAGCCAGACCCTAGCAATCATTACGGGTGCGATGTGGATCAGCTAGACGAAGAGCTTAAACGTAAGGTGTCCACATTGCAGATGGTTGAGCAAGGTACGTTTGTTCCGAATGTCGGCTTTCATGCTCTCGCAGGGAGACTGTTCTATGTCGCTCAAACCTAAAATTATAAATCTTGACACCCCCCTTGACGAGACGGTATATCGCATTTACATACAACCTTCATCGTTTGCTGTCGATGTAACGTGTTTAGGCACAGAGTGTTACGAGATAGAAAACTTTGGTAAGTATGTAAGTGATTTGCCAGATTGGATACAGGGAAAACTAGCGGTGCTTATGATGATGGGGGAAGATGACTACGGGCACATAATCGAAGGCGTAGGTTTTCGTAAAGACCGTCATGTTTTCTACGTTAGCCATGAGGCTAACCCTGTCAGTAGAGACAAGTTGGAAATGTTGGCGTTTTCTGTGTGTCTTAAAATTCCCTTGGAGTGTACGCGCCCTTTAGAAGGAGTTGTAGATGGGTGACACAGAATTAAGCATGTTCCAGCAAGCACAGTTGCGTTGGCTCAAGCGACAGGTAGACAACCTGCAAGAAGAACAATGGCGCAATGATGCGAGGCCCCGCGTAAAACAAGAACTCTTTGCAGCTCGTGAGGAGTTGGATACTTACGTGAAGAACCTTCGCAACGCAGGGGTGAAGATATGACACCGGAAGCGAAGGTAAAGAAGAAGGTAGTACGCATTCTGAAAGATGCGGGTGCGTATTACTTCTACCCTGTGACGGGTGGGTACGGGCGCAGTGGTGTGCCTGATGTAGTGGCGTGTCTGGGAGGTTACTTCCTTGGCATCGAATGTAAGGCGGGGAAGAACAAGCCGACCCCGCTACAACAAAAGAACTTGGACGATATAGACACAGCAGGAGGTATAGCACTGATTATTAACGAGGATAATCTTGGTCTGTTACAGGCCGAAATAATAAAAATTCAAAATGGAGAATAGATAGCCGCTATGGATATCACACAAGAACAACTGAAAAAACTTTTTGGCGAAATAAAAGAAGTCGTTATGATTATGGAGCGTGTTCCGCATAACGCAGGGGGCGCAGGGTTTGCTGTCACCACCGAGGGTGAAAGCTGTTTTGTCGGCAGGAATTATATCGAAAACAATAACCTGCAAGAAGGCGATTTCTTTACAGCGCGGGTGGCCCCTAATCAAAACAACCACAAGGCTAACACTCCTTACAAGGTAGTGGGTAAGGTTGCGCTATTGGACGGGCTAGATCCGTTTGACGAAACACCTTCACCGAGGGTGCAGCAAGCTACGCTAGAGGACCGCATTACGGCTCTTATGCGTGACGAAGAACACTCATATCCGCACAGGGTTGGGGAGTTAGCCAGTAAGCTAACTTCTGACACCGCAGCAGTTCAGCTTGCGTTACAGCGTATGCATACTGCGGGGGAGATATGGGAAGCAAAGATAGAACGTAAGGGTACGCAAACAAAAGCGTCTTACGTTTTGTGGGCGCTCGACGACGAGTGGTTTGCACTTGACTACGAGTAATACGGATCGGGGGTGCGGCTTGTACGGTCGCACCCTTGAAGAGTTCATTCACGCCATGCACGGCTTGGATGTTGTTTGGAAACCGAAGAAGAGTGGCGAAGAGCCACCGTTTTAAAGGAGAATAACTATGCCTACGAAGAAAACTACTGCGGTAGCAGAAACTTTAACAGTCCACACCGTAAAACAAGGTGTGATAAAACTGCGTATGATCGGTCAAACGCCGATGTACTTTAACAGCATGAGCAGTAAGGCTATGCGCGACTTGCTTATCGGCGGGGGGAAGAAAACCGCTGCGGAGAAGCAAGATATTAAACACAATCCAGAACAAGAGTTTCGGGAAAGTGTGTATACTAAACCAAAGGGCGACACGTTGCTGTGCTTCCCTGCGGCGGGTGTAAAGGGTTCGATGGTTACATCAGCGTTAGAAACAGCGGGGATCAAAAGCACAAACGTAAAACGCTTGGTGTTTTTACCCGAAAGCCAAATACAGATTTGGGGTAAGCCGTACCTTAAAATGGATATCGTGCGATCTGCCGATATAAACAAAACTCCAGATGTGCGTACCAGAGCATACCTACCAAACTGGTGTTCAGAAATAACGATTAAATATGTGACGCCTACGCTGAACGCCAACGGCATTGTATCGCTGTTGACAAACGCAGGGCTAATCGTAGGGCTAGGAGACTTTCGCCAAGAGAAGGGGCGTGGGTCATACGGCACGTTCTCTGTAGCAAGCGCAGAAGATATGGGTGAACACCAAGAGGCTTGGGATGAAATCACGAAAGAAGCGCGTGAAGTCCAAGAGTTAGCTATGGAATACCCCGAATGCGCTGACGAGCAAACGGCAGAGCTTATGAGACTTATGCAAGAAGAGCGGTTGCGTCGAGCAGCCTAAACGAAGAGGGGCGGTTCGCCGCCCTAATTCACGGATAAGGTATGGCGGTTCAGGCGAGTTGAGGTTTGGCGGGGTTAGACGTGGCGCGGCCAGTCGAGGCGGTCGAGGTGTGTTGAGACGGGGTATGGTGTGGTACGGCAAGGCGGTCTAGGTGAGTTCGGTTTTAGTGAGGTTAGGTTTGGCACGGCGAGGCGGTCTAGGTGTGTTCCGGTGTGGCGAGGCGTAGCGTGGCGTGGCGGTTTAGGCGTGTTGTGGTTTGGCGTAGCGTGGCGCGGTGTGGTTAGCCGACTGACTAACAAAAACAAAGCAGGCTGTGATGGCCTGCTTTACAAACAAAAACTATGGAGAATAAACTTATGTCTAAGTTTTCTAAAAAGACTAAGCAGCGTATCATAGATGATTACCTGCAAACTACGGGCGCAAATATGTTTGTGCCTTCAGAGTTCGTCGATTGGTTAGCAGGCGAGCCAGAGCATGAAGCGTACCAAGCGTTTTATGGGATTGACGATGTAGAAGCCGCGAGGCAGCATCGTATACAGTTGGCGCGGCAGATGGCGTCAGGGCTACGCATCGTGGCAAAAACGGAGACAGTAGAAAGTTCTGTTGTGTCCATAAAGGTGACAGAATACCCTGCGTATATTTCACCTGTGTCAAAGCGGCGTGAGGGTGGGGGGTACGAACCTTTTGACCCTACCGATGAAGTTGCACAAGCTGAACTACGCAGACAAGCCGGTGTAAGTTTGGCGGCGTGGCTTGAAAGGTTTCGCGGTGCAGCGGAAAATTATGGGGTTGATGTAACTCCAGTTGAAGAAATCGTGCGCGTGTTGCGTGACGATAAAGATAAAGCAGTAGGAGAATGACTATGGGTAAGAAAGCAGAAAAAGTTTGGGCATACATTGTGAAGCATCCAAAAGCGCCAGTAGCAAAAATTGCTAAAGCGTGTAAGTGTTCGCCATCTTATATACACCTGCTAAAGAAAAAGATCGGCACACCGAAAGAGGTGTTGGAAGCAGTAAATCTAACTGTAACACGCTCCGAAGTACTCGACACAGCTAAAGACTATGTGACGAAGGATCGCGCTGCGGAGCATGGTGACATGGAGAGTAACTTCAACACCATTGCACGATACTGGTCTGTGCATCTGGATGCGCAAATAACCCCGACAGATGTTGCGGTTATGATGAACCTGCTCAAAGTTGCGCGAATAAAGTCTAACCCAAAGTCTAAAGATAATTGGGTTGATGGTGCGGGGTACATGGCTTGCGGTGGAGAGATTGCAAGTGCCTTACGTGCGTAAGCCTAGTAAGTCCAAGAAAGCAAAGATTGGGGCGGGCGTTTATGACGCTCGCTTCAACGACAAAAAAGTAACGCTACCCAAAGCTCCGTGGGAGGATGACGAAGATGGACATAGTGACGTTGGATTTCGAGACGTACTACGACAAGGAGTACAGCCTGTCGAAGATGACGACTGAAGAATATATCCGCGACGATAGATTTGAGGTTATTGGGTTAGCTGTAAAAAAGAATGATAAGCCAACACGTTGGCTACAAGGTGAGGAACTCACTACACGTTTCTTATCGCACGTAGACTTCTCGTCCTGCGCCATACTTTGTCATAACACCGCGTTTGACGGGGCGATACTAGGGTGGCGATTTGGCGTGAAGCCAAAGCTGTGGCTTGATACAATGTGCATGGCCCGTGCGTTACATGGCACGGAAAAGAGTGTGAGCCTAAAGGCTGTGGCTGAACGCTACGGCGTTGGGGCCAAGGGTGATGAAGTTACCCGTGCGTTAGCCAAGCGGCTAACTGATTTTACCGAAGAAGAAATTGCGAAGTATGCAGAGTATTCTCGTAACGATGTGGACCTGACATACGAGATTTTTAAGCTGATGTTCAGCGGAATAGTTGGAAACCAGTTCCCACAACAAGAGTTACAGCTAATAGATCGCACGTTGCGGATGTTTATTGAGCCTACGCTTGACCTAGATTTGTTCTTGTTGGAGCAACATCTGGAAGAAGTGCGTGAACGCAAGGACAAGCTGCTGCGCGATGCGAACATAACCGACAAAAAAGATTTGATGTCGAACAACAGGTTCGCTGAGTTGCTTACAAGTCTTGGCGTTGAGCCGCCGAAAAAGATTAGCCCGACAACAGGCAAAGAGACTTTTGCATTTGCTAAGTCGGACGAGGCGTTCAAAGCGTTGCTAGAACATGACGACGATAAAGTGCAGTCGTTAGTCTCTGCACGTTTGGGTACTAAAAGTACCTTAGAAGAAACACGTACCGAGAGGTTTATATCCATTGGTAAACGTGGACTTCTCCCGGTTCCGATTAGGTATTACGCAGCGCACACAGGCCGGTGGGGTGGACAGGATAAGATCAACCTGCAAAACCTGCCGAGCCGAGGGCCGAATGCGAAGAAACTCAAGAGCAGTATTATAGCTCCCGAAGGTTATACGCTCATAGACGCGGACAGCGCACAGATCGAAGCTAGAGTTCTGGCGTGGCTTGCAGGGCAAAATGATTTGGTTAGCCAGTTCGCTAACGGCGAAGATGTGTACATAAAAATGGCTGCGCGTATATACGGCTGCGAAGAAGAGACCGTTACGAAAGACCAACGCTTTGTAGGCAAGACTACCATTCTTGGTGCAGGGTACGGCATGGGCGGTATAAAGTTTCAAGCTCAGCTAAAAAACTTTGGCTTTGAGATACCCGTCGAAGAAGCCAAGCGGATCATAAGTATCTATCGCAGTATCAACCACAGCATAGATAGACTGTGGAAGGATGCGCAGTTTGCACTGGAGCAAATGACGCATAACGGTCCAGTTCGATTTGGACGTAGGGATGTTCTAAAAGTTCTATCAAAAGAGAACGCCATCAAGTTGCCATCAGGTCTTTGTATACACTACGAGGACTTGAAGTATGAAATGACCGAAGAGGGGTCACGCGAATATAGATATAAAGTACGGCGGGGCCGAAACAGAATTTACGGCGGCAAGGTGGTAGAGAATGTATGCCAAGCCATAGCTCGTTGTATCATTGGCGAGCAGTTGCTAAGTATATCCGAAAGATATAAAGTTGTCCTTACCGTGCATGACTCGATTGTTTGCTGTGTGAAGGATGAAGAAGTTCCCGAAGCGCAAGCGTATGTAGAAGAATGTATGCGCAAGACACCAGATTGGGCCGCAGGCCTACCTATAGACTGCGAGAGCGGTACGGGTAAATCGTATGGGGAATGTGAATGAGTAAAGCAGCGCCGTGGTCGTTCAGTCGGATCAAAGCATTCGAGCAGTGCCCCAAGCAGTTCTACCATGAAAAGGTGCTGAAGCAGTACCCGTTCATCCAGACGGAAGCTATGATCTACGGCAATCAATTCCACAAAGCCTGCGAAGATTACATCGGTAAGGGCGAGCCGATCCCCGAGAGGTTTATGTATATCAAAGATGCGTTGGATAAATTGAATCAACGCAAGGGTGTAAAGATATGTGAGCAGCGGTTAGGAGTAACGGCTAACTTGGAACCGTGCAGCTTTGGCGCTAGGAACGTATGGTTCCGTGGCATCGTGGACCTCGCCATCCTTGACGAGGATAGCGGCATCGGTTGGATTATCGACTACAAAACTGGCAAGTCTGCAAAGTACGCAGACAAAGGGCAGCTAGAGTTGATGGCGTTGGCGATCTTTGCGCACTACCCCAAGATAACAAGCATACGTGCAGGGCTACTATTCGTAGTGGCAAACAAACTCGTAAAAGAAACGTATGAAGTTGCAGATAGGGCTAATCTTTGGGAGAAATGGGCTTCAAACTATGCTACAATGGAGAAGGCGTTTGAAGCAGATGTGTGGAATCCCCGCCCCTCTGGACTATGCAAGCGCCATTGCCCTGTAACCGAATGTGCCCACAACGGGAGTAACTGATGCCCTATAAAAACAAACCCCGCCCGTACAAAAAAGAGTACAAGCAGCAGAAAGAACGCGAAGAGCATAGCGACCGCATGGAGCGGCAACGTGCGCGGCGTAAGATGGATAAGACTGGCAAGGATGCCAACAAGAACGGCAAAGCCGACAAGCGCGAAGGTAAAGATATCGCGCACAAGAAACCGCTCAGTAAGGGTGGCAAAAATAAAGACGGTGTAAAAGTACAAAGCCGCAAGAAAAATAGAGCCGCTGGCGGTGCGTTAAGCCGTGGAAAGCGCAAGAAATAATTGGAGAATAACATGCAGATTGTACAGGATAAAGCCATCCTGCTTACGCTGCCTAACCCGAAGCAAATCACAACAGTGATTGCAAAGAGTAAGGAGTTGTCGATGAATGAAGTCGTCGTGAATTGGGGTATCGACGAGGCCCATAAGCTGAAAGCATTGAACATAAAGGTGCCTTCACCGATTGAGAAACGCTATTCGTGGGTGGGCAAACACAAGCCCTACCAACATCAGAAGGACACGGCGGCGTTTCTTACCATGAACAAGCGGGGCTTCTGCTTCAACGAACAAGGCACAGGCAAAACAGCCAGTGCGATATGGGCCGCAGACTTCTTGATGAAGCAAGGTATTATACGACGAGTTCTTGTTGTGTGTCCTTTATCTATCATGGACAGCGCATGGCGTGAGGATTTGTTTAGTTTTGCTATGCACCGCACCGTGGACGTTGCGCATGGCGCGAAAGAGAAGCGCAAAAAGATAATAAACAGCGGGGCCGATTTCGTCATTATAAACTATGACGGTGTTGAGGTTGTAGCAGATGCTATCGCCAAGGGTGGGTTTGACCTAATCATCATAGACGAGGCAACGCACTACAAGAACGCGCAGACCAAACGATGGAAAACGCTCAAGAAGCTTGTCAAAGACGATACATGGTTATGGCTTATGACAGGTACTCCCGCTGCGCAGTCGCCACTAGATGCCTACGGCCTTGCCAAGCTGGTGAACCCGCAGAGTGTGCCTAGCTTCTTTAGTTCGTTCCGTGATCAGATTATGATAAAAGTTACTCAGTTTAAGTGGACGCCGAAAGAGAACGCCAAGAGTACGGTTTTCCGTGCGCTTCAACCAGCGATACGCTTCACTAAAGATGAATGCTTAGACTTGCCCGACATGGTGTACACCAAGCGCAGGGTAGAGATGACCAAACAGCAGCAAACATTTTACGACCTGTTGCGTAAGCGTATGGTCATGCAAGTTGCCGGTGAGAGTGTGACAGCGGTGAATGCTGCGGTGAACCTAAACAAACTGCTACAGATATCGGCAGGGGCTATATACACCGACGAAGGCGACACCGTGCAGTTCGATATCTCTAACAGGTACAAGGTGCTGAAAGAAGTGATAGACGAATGCTCGCAGAAAGTGCTTGTGTTTATACCGTTTCGACACACCATAGACTTGTTAGCCGGTAAGCTAACTAAAGACGGCATAACGTCCGCTATCATACGGGGAGATGTAGCTGCGCATAAACGCACTGAGATCTTTTCGCAGTTCCAAAGCGAGAAAGATCCCAAGGTCTTGCTTATACAGCCCCAAGCCGCAGCACACGGGGTTACGCTTACAGCAGCAAATACTGTTGTGTGGTGGGGGCCGACACCCTCGTTGGAAACCTACGCACAAGCAAATGCTAGGGTCCACAGATCGGGGCAGAAGCATAAATGCACAGTGATACAGCTTGCGGGTTCGTTTGTTGAGAACCGTGTGTACAAGCTACTAGACGACAAGATAAGTACGCATACAGAAATTATTGATTTGTATAAAGAAGTGCTTGACTAGCTTATGTTTACTAACTATATGCCATGTATAACTAAGTTTGGAGAGTTTTATGCAAGTTCCTGTAGAGAAGCTTACGAAAGCGTACATTAAGATACGCGAAAAACGTGCGGAGTTGTCGGCTAACTTCAAAGATGAAGACGCAAAGCTCGCTGATAAGATGAATACTATCAAGCGCGCCTTGTTGGAGCATTGCGAAGAACATAGCGTAGAGAGTGTTAGGACAACAGAAGGGTTGTTCTATCGAACCGTTAAGCAGCGGTATTGGACAAATGACTGGGAGCAGATGCACCACTTTATCATGGAGCATCAGGTACCAGAGTTGTTGGAGAAGCGGCTTAACCAAACCCACATGCGGCAGTTTTTAGAGGAGCATCCTGATGTGCTACCCAAAGGGCTTAATGTGGATAGCGAGTATGCAATTTCAGTGAGGAAAAAATGACGGATACCGTTTATTCTGATGTTAATAAAACCGCCGAGTATTTTGGCGTATCAATTCACACCATTAGAAAGTGGGTGAAAGAGGGTCACATACCCCGTGACCATTACATTCGGGGCGGTACAACATACCGCTATAATATCCCTGCTATCGAAAAAGAGTTGACAAGCAGCAGCAAACCCGAACAAATGGAACTCCCCTTGCAAGAGGCCTCTGATGAGTGACTTTGAGGGTAATACTCACCGCATAAGTATACGCGGGGGGCGCTTTCAAGGGTTAATGGGCGGGGATAGGATGCCGTTAGGCGAAGAAGGTTTTTTAGATATCGTAATCATAAACGCTGCAAAGATATCTAGGGCATATTACGCAGACGAATATGATCGTAGCAAACCTTCGTACCCTACCTGTTGGTCTGCGGATACGCAGTTACCGGCAGTAGAAGTGCCCGAAGCAAGGAAGCAAGCATCGCGGTGCATGGACTGCACACAGAACATTAGAGGTTCTGGAAAGATGGACAGTCGCGCATGTAAGTTTGCTCAAAGACTTGCCGTAGGGCTAGTAGATGACATGCAGCAAGTGTATCATCTGCAACTCCCCGCTTCATCCATATTTGGTGGAGTAAAGAAAGGGCATATGGGGTTACAAGCATATGCAAAGTTTTTAAGCACCCGCAGGACACACACTATGTCCGTAGTAACGCGGCTATATTTCGACGAGACTAGCGCGGTGCCGAAAGTATATTTTAAAGCTATAAAGCCTCTTACAGATACAGAATTAGAGGTAGCTTTAAAATTAAAACGTAGTGATGCCGCAAGCATTGCTGCACTTCAAACTGTAGCAGTGTCACACGAACCTGTTATGGCAACATCTCCGTTTACAGAAGTAGACGGGTTTCAATATAAATTGGAGAACACCTATGGCTAATAATGCTACTTCGCACATCATAAGAGATGTGACCGCTCTATACCCGCGCCTTAATCAGACGTATAAATACGATCCGTCTGCGGGGGATAGGGGCAGAACAATGCCTTGCAAACCTGATGCAGAAGGCGCAAAGTTTGAGACTTCTTTTACTATGACAGAAGATCAGGCCAAAGAATTGTATGGCGCTATGTCTGAGGCATATAAAGCTAGAGCAGCCAAAGAAAAAAACTGGCCCGATAAATTACCAAAAGCATCTGACGTATTTAAGAAAGATGACAATGGTATGTATGTTGGTAAGGCTGTCTTAAAGGGGTCTTACGGGGGTGAGATAACTTCTCCCCCTTTGCAAGTAGACGCTAAGAACAAATCGCTACCTGATGGTTTTGAACTGACATCGGGTAGTCGTGTAAATCTTAGCGTAGTATTTGTGCCCTACTCCATGCGAGATCACGGGGTGTCTTTACGGCTGAAAGCAGTGCAAGTTACAAAGCTTGAAGAACGTAAATCATATTCTCCGTTTGACGTAGAAGAAGGTTTTTCCGTGGAAGAGAACACGGCATCACCTTTTGAAGACTTAGTTTCCTCTGCGGATATACAGCCAGAAGAGCTGCCAGAGGAAACACCGGAACCCAAGAAGGTCAGTAAGAAGGCGGCGGCTGCTCCCGCACCTGCGACAGACTTAGGGTCGATCTTAGACGAGTGGGACTAATCGTCTAGGGTCATATCGTGGCGGGGCAGGTCCAACCCCCGCCACGATGTTAAATGGAGAGCAGCATAATGAAAACGATAGAATTTTTACGCTCTGTGCTAGGAGATGGTGGGTGTTACTGCGTATTTGCAGCAAATGCAGCTACTGATAAACGGGTACAGAAGTTTTACGATAGCCTAGAAGCTGTTGCCAAAGCCGCAGATCATTTCGATGCAGACGGTTTTGACGTGTATTTTGGTTTGGGTAGCCTGCGAGAAGCAGGTAGCCGCAAGAAAGAGAACGTGGCGTCTCTTAAATCTTTGTTCTTGGACTTAGATTGTGGCCCAAGCAAGGAGTATCCCGATCAGCAGCAAGCGGTGCAGGCCCTACGAAAATTTGTAGGGGAGCTAAACTTACCTAAGCCGATGTTAATAAACTCAGGGCGAGGAGTACATGTGTACTGGCCCCTGACAAAACCTGCGCCGTTAGTCGAGTGGCTAACTGTTGCGGAGCGGCTAAAGAAAGTTTGTGCAGAACGTGGGCTGTTGGCAGACCCTGCTGTAACCGCAGACGCGGCTCGCATATTGCGACCGCCCAACACCCATAACTATAAAGGCGATCCCCCGCTACCAGTAGAGCGCATAGGTGTGACAGAACCCGTGCCTGTGGAGCTTTCGGCGTTTATGCAGTCGTTGGGTGCGGAGCTAAAACCTGTAAACACGCAGATAGATTTAGGGCCAGACGCACTGCAAGAAGCTTTGGCTGCAAACAAAGAGAGCGTGTTCAAGTCTATCGTGTCTAAGACTTTGAACGGTCGAGGCTGTGCGCAGCTAAAGAACGTATGGGAGAACCAGAACACCATCAGCGAACCGCTATGGCGAGCGGGGTTGTCTATCGCAAAGTTCTGCAAGGACGCTACCGTTGCAGCGGTAAAGATATCCGAGCAGCACCAAGGGTACGACCACGACGAGATGCAGCGCAAGTTGTCTGAGATTAAAGGCCCGTACACATGCCAGAAGTTTGACGAGCTTAATCCCAATGTGTGTGGCGAGTGCCCGTTCAAAGGCAAGATAAAGTCTCCGATAACGCTAGGGCAGAAGATAAAAGAAGCGAGCGGCCCCGTAGAAATCAAAGCCAAGAGCATGTTGGGTGGCCCTGTAGAGAAAACTTTTAGTATACCTGTATTCCCCCGTCCGTACTTTAGGGGTGAGACAGGCGGGGTATATTTACGCACCGTAAATAAAGAAGGCGACCCCGAAGAAATTGTTGTGTACCAGAACGATCTGTACGTTACACGACGACTACGTGATGCAGAGTTGGGTGAGGTAATCGCGTTCTGCCTGCATCTCCCGAGGGATGGGGTACGAGAGTTTACCGTGCCTCTAACATCCGTAACTTCCCGCGATGAGTTCCGCAAAAATATGTCCATGCACGGCGTAGCTGTGTTTGGCATAAAACCATTGGAGGCATTGATGGCATATACACAGCGGTGGATTGAAGAATTGCAAGCAACAAATACAGCAGATGAAGCGCACCGGCAATTTGGTTGGGTGGACGATGATATTATGGAAGAGTTTGTTCTGGGGGATAAACTAATTACCGGCAACGATATTCGGTACAACCCACCCTCTTCAAAAACTGGAGGTATGTTAGAAGCGTTTATAGAGCGCGGGGAGAAAGACGCTATTGTGTCGAACCTAGAGTTCTACAACCGCCCTGATTGGGAGATGCACCAGTTTATTATCGGCATGAGCTACGGCACTGTGCTTATGCCGTTCACAGGTATAAACAGCCTTGGGGTGCATCTCGTTAGCCAGACAGGTTTTGGTAAGACAACAACCTCGAAAGCTGCGCTATCTATATGGGGCGACCCTGAGTTGTTGATATTGCAGAAGAACGATACGCAAAACTCCCGCATGAACCGTGGGGAGTTGTACCACAACCTGCTGCTTGTCTCTGACGAGATGACAAATCTTAACACGTTGCAGATGTCAGAGTATGCCTATGCCCTATCGGGCGGCAGGCAGAAAAATCGGCTTGCGCAGAGCGGCAACACGGAACGTGCGCGTGGTAAACCGTGGCGATTACTAGCCCTGAGTTCTGCTAACACCAGTGCGTGGGATATATTGTCCAGAGAAAAAGCCGAACCGAAAGCAGAGATGCAACGGTTGCTAGAGTTAAAGGTGCCGCAGAAGCTTGTAGACCCAAGATTAAAGCGCCATGCTGACGAGCTTCTAAAAGCCATAGAACGTAATTACGGTTGGCTCGCGGTGGAGTATGTGCAGTGGGTGATAAACAACAGAGAGAACGCAGAGGCGCTTGTGCTTGACGCACAGAGGCGGATAGATGCGGCAGCAGGGTTAGCTTCAGAAAACCGCTTCTGGTCTGCGGGGTGTGCTACAGTGATCGCAGGTCTAATTATCGCCAAACAATTAGGGCATGTAAACTATGATGTGAAGGCTGTGTTCGATTGGCTTGTGGCTGAGTTGCGGGAGCGCAAAGCCTTTGTCGATGACGTGGGTTCGTCTGTGCAGGAAACTCTGAGTAACTATATCGCAGAGCATTATAACAATGTGCTAATGATCGACAGCAACGAAGACTTGCGCGGTGCAGGTGAGAACGAGAACGGACTAGACGACCTTGTGCGCCCCGAAGCGGTGCCGAGAGGTCAGCTTGTGGCGCGGTACGAACCCGACACAAACAAGCTGTTCTTGCTGCCAAAGCCGTTGAAAGAATGGAGTGCCGACCATCAGCTTAACTATACCTCGCTTACAAACGAGCTACGGGATAAACTGGGAGCCAAACGCACCAAGATGCGTATCACTAAAGGCACTAAACTAAACATGCCAGCAGTGTGGGTTCTTGAGCTAACATTTAAAATGGATATAGTAGATGAAGGTAGCGAAGATTGATGATCTCAACCCTGACGGTTTAAAGATTACCGTAGATTGGGAGAGTATGGACGTTGGGATGTCGTTCTTTTTACCCTGCATAGATATCGACAAAGCTAAAAAGCAGGTCAAATCTGTTGCAAAAATGAAAGATTTTGGCGTTGAGGTACGAATTGTTATAGAAGATAAAAAATTAGGTTTACGGGTATGGAGAACTGTGTGATATACTTCGCCTGACAACTCACACTACAGGTTGTTCTCCATTTACTGGCCTCCACTATATGTGGGGGCCTTTTTTACATAAACAAAGACGAGTTTTTATCGAACTGCTGTGCATACAGCATGTACTCGTCACGGCGTTTCGGGCTGAACGTAACCCCATGATACCGAGACTGCTTGCCAGAGATACGGGTCTTACGTGACCGCCGTATAGTTTCTGCTGTAATCGGATCGTTGGGATGCTCCTGATTATACTTGGCGATCTTACGCAGCACCGACGAGTTATCTGCACCGTCAAAGTAGTTACGGAAGTACATGTCCAACAACTTCTTCTTACGACGAGAAGTCGCACGGTCTGCGCCTTTTAGCACCGCGTTCTCTTCAAGCTGCCTAGAATACTCTGCGGGTGCAAAGCCTAAAGTCTGCAATCCGATATGCGCAGGGTGTAGATCCTCAATGATCTTATCACCGCCAACAGTCTGTACGCCTTCGGCAGAGTAACGCAATGCTTTCATACCGTTCTTGATCGCTGCTGGAGACATAGCCTCAAAGCCCCGATAGAACTCACCTTCACCGAATAATTTTACTCCGCGCTCTGCTTGTGCAAAGATACCCACAATCGGCCCCCCTGCATATTCCAGTGCTTGGTACAGCAGCGGGTTGTCAGAGCGGATAAACGTATCCCTAAATAAAAGCTCGCCTAGCCCAACACGGCTTGCGAAATTGATGCCAGTTACATAGTTTAGCCCCCCACGGAACCCAGCTTCGCCTAAATATGTACGCACGATGGTGTCTGCATCGTCCATCGGGTCGTCTTCGTCATCAGCAAACGTATCAAAGATTAGAGATGCCATGCCATAGAGCGGCATACCCGCGACCCCCGCCAACACCCCTGCGGAACCGTATATACCTGCGAGTTGGTAGGCGGCTATGCGTTTAGCCTCTTTGCTTTGTCCTTGTAGAGATTCTTTAGCGAGCTTGTGTAGCAGTGACAGCATGGACACACCGTACCGCTTATACATGAACACAACTCTACCTAGATCGTTCTGTGCGAGTTGAGGGGTAGACCCTGCGGCAAGACCACCGTTCATCATCTCCGTATCGTTGATGGCCTCTATGGCCGCATCCTTTTGCATCTGTGCGTATTCGGCAGATTCAGGGTCAATGTCTGGGTTCTTTTTACGCGCCCTTGCCATAGCTAATTTAAACGCGGCTATCATAGATACTTCACGGTTCATGCGCTCGCCGTGAAACAAGAAGAAGCCCGATGCCTTGGTAAATTTCGCACCAACGTCAGACATGCGGTCAATATCTAGGATCTCATGGTCTAGAGAGCGCCTAAACTGCCCTGAGTCTATCGCAATAGGTATAAAAACTTTCATATCTTTTTCGGATTGTGTAAGGTTATCACCAGAATAATCTTTGTTTTCAGCAGAATACCCAGCAGGCACCTCGCGTGTTTCCGTTATTAGATTGCCGTTTTCGTCTGTGCCTACGGTTTCAATGGTGCGAGTTTTCTTAGACAGGAGCTTACCCCCTGCTTTTATTTCTTTCATAGCCTGACGCATAGCGGCTATAGTTGCGCCGTACCCGTACTTACCCCCTAAATACGGCATGACGATTAGTGGTACTTGAGATAAGTTTACCAGCCCACCGGACACGTTGAAGCCCAAGGTCATGTTAAACGCAACGCCTGTAAGGAACCGAGACAGCTTGCCATTTGTAGGAAACGCGCCTGTATCCGCAAAGAATTTTAATTGCTCTTTCATGGTGCGCATAGCTTCTTGCTGGTTGTCAGGTAACGCGCGGTTCACTTCTTCGTAATACTTATCTAGTTCAGAGCTTATTTTACTAAACTCTCCACGGGAGTTCATCTGAACAATCTGCCGTGAAAGAGACTTTGCTCTATCCGTTATGGTTGTTATGGCATCTTGATTATAGCCGAGAACTGCCCCTGCAACCGTGCCTTCTTTACGGCCTCTAAACGACTGTAGGTACGATGTCTGGGGTAGAGAGTTTAAGATAAGCTCTGTTACGTCTTCTTTAACTTTATTGTCTGCTCCCGCCTTGGTAAGCCCCTGCATAAGGTTGTTTATAAACGTATCACTTACACGACTGCTATTTTTATACCCGTCCCTAGCGGAGATACCAGAACCCATACCTATAAGGCTCTGCGCGATCTGTTCGTCGGACATACTAGCTACCGCTTCATCTCCCCTTTGAGCCGCAAACTGCTTTTCAGCTTCTATGGCTGCTCTACCCGACTCAGAGTTTAAAAAGTTTTGTAGCAGCTCTGGTTCTAGTTTTGCCTTTGCTCGTTGACGTTGCGTATCACTTTTAAACGACTCCGCATAGTATTCTAATCTACCTGTGTTTGGGTCAGGAGCAGTAAAGTACAGCCAGTAATCCCCATCTCGACCTAGCGGGAAATACGGTTCAATCGTGCCTAGCTCCGCAAGTTTTTGGTTAAACTTTTGCATAGTAGCTGCACGGGTAGCTGCATCGACACCTGCATCATCAAGGCGTTTTTCTAAAGAAGATATTAACTTTTGTCGTAGATCGCGGAATAAGTTACGCGCAAGTCGATACTGACGCATCCCATCTGCACCGCCTTTGTTCACTTCTACCACGAGATCTCGCACTGCCTCCCAACGTGCAAACTGTTCTGTGTCGCCATACGCTATACGCGCTTCGGCTTCGTTTAACTCAGGATCAACTTCATATGTGGTACTCTCGTTAAACAACTTATTTAGTGCAGGAGCCAAGTCTTTGTGGGTGTTAGCCCACTTGGCTAACCCGTTGGTAATCGCCTGCACCCTAGCTGTTTCTTCCTGCGCTGCCCCCGCAGAAGTGTTCATTAGCGTGTTTAACCTTGTCAGCAAGTTCCCAGTTTTCGCATCGGGGAAGTATTTTTGCCCTATCTGCACTAGGTAATGTAGCGGCGTGGCGCGCAGTAAAATTTGATTTGCTTTCTGCCCTAATATGCGCACTGCGTTGCGGATCGGGTCTTCCATGAACGCAAGGTATTTTGTCTTGCCCTCATCGTTAAATATTGGCCCGTTGCGCAAGACACTATTCATCACCTTGTTGGCCTGTTTGGGATTGTTGGCAACATTAAATAACACTTCAGCGTTACGATACTGAGGTGCAGGGGCCAGCAGTGAGCCGATCTGCAACTCTAATTCATCAAGCGCAGAGATTGGCTCTTTGTACTCTATCGCGTTGTTCTTGATCTGCACGTTGAAGATAGACCGTGCTATGCGCGCAATCGCACGTTTTATCTGACTAAATGCGCTCTCGCCTTTGCCCTTAACTTGTAGCTGTGCAAGCTGCTGTTGGAACTTAGGGTTACTAAATGCTTCGGCTACAAACTCCAGCAGTGAGCTTGATCCGTAGTAGGAAGGCAAACTCTCGCGCACCTCGTTAAATATACGCTCTATAGCCTGTACAGGAGCCGCGCTGGGATTATTGGCTATGGTTGCTGACGTGGCTGCATGTAGCATTTCATGTAACAACGTGTGCCCGGTAAGCGGGACGTTTGTGTTAAACACGATTGTATTTGTTTTCGGGTCGAATGCACCGGCAATCCGATCTCCTACATCTGCAAACACCACCCGTGTGTTGCCCGCAACCCGTGCCAATGCTTTTGCCATAGGCGCAAACTTCGGGTTTGGCGTGGTCTTAGCGTACTGCCGCAACGCATCCCCAAGGTTATTATCCTCAAGCATAGTCAACGTGGTAGCGTCTAAGGGGTAATCCAGCCCGACCACATACTCTATCGGGATTGGCATAAACTCGCTAAGGCCGTTTTCAGTGCTGACTAGAACATCGTCGTCAAACTCTTTTCTCAACGCCAATAGTTCAGCATCGGATAATGTTTCCGCGTCTTGCTCTCTGGTTTTTAACCACCGCTCAAAAGCTTTTACCCTTGCGGCTTCCATCCGATCTTGCTTTTTAAACGCCGCTGCAACAACCTCATCATCTGTCCTCTGCTCTCTTGCTACTGCCTTTTTGGCGGCTTGTATTTTTCCAAATTCTTGAGCAACGTGAGCAAGCTGCGTAGGTGACAGGGCTTGGCTAGTGCGAGGACGCACTTTTGCCTTGGAGATAGGGTCACGAATGAACGTGTTATTACGCACATATTCTTCAAACAATGCATTTTCAGTCAATTCGTTTACATCGCTCGGTCGAACAGGCTGATTGCCCAAAGCTACACTTGGGCGCTTCGGGTCTTGCAACGCTTCTTTACGCGCATCTGCGATACGCTTTGCTTGTGCGTCTGCTTCCGATACAGGCTGCGCTCCGCTAGTGTCAGGCAGTGTAGGGTCATTGCCTTTTTCTTCTGCGAGAGCTTTTGCTTGATCTCGTTGCGCTGCGCTTCGTACCGCATCGTCTGCGGCTTCTATAGCTCTACGGCGTTCTAAAGCCACATCGTCTCGGCGCTCTGTAGCTTCGGGTCTAGTTTCTTTAGGTGTAGCTTTCGCCACGTACTCCGCTACTCGCGCCTGTAACTCCGCGTCTTTAGGTTTGTACTTCTTCAACGCAGCTAGAATACTATCTCTGTCTGCAAGCACGGCGTCTCTGTCGTTAGCTTCTATAGATTTAGCCAAAGAGTTTTTAGCTATCTGGTACGCTGCACTGCCTTTAGCCACACCTAGTTCGTCAAGCGCCTGCATGGTGGGAAGCGCGGCTACTGGCTCTGGCGCTGTTGAGATTGCGCTAGGCTCTAGTTCCGCGGGGGTAGATCGGGGCCTTTGTACTGGAGCATAGCGTGTATCGCTCTCTGGATATGGTTTGCCCGTCTCTAAAGTTACTGGGTCTGTAGGGTAAAGATAGCCGGGAATTAATTGCTTGCCCTTGGCTTTCTGCTCTACTTCTTCAAGCTGCTGCTGGGCGGTTTCTGAAGTCGTTGCTGTTGTAGTAGGTTTAGGAGCGTTGGCCTCAAGAATCTGTTGAACCGCGTCTGGACCGGCATCCAAGAGCATCCGAACTTTTGCATTGGCTGTCATAGGATTTAGCGCGTCTTCTGGTTTTAGAAGCCCCACTTCAGCAAGGTACTTCGCTGCCGGTAGAGACACTAATGCCGCGCCTCCCGCGTCTTTCTGCTTCTGCGCTTTACTCAAAGTATTTCGGATGCGCTCGTAGTCTATCGCTTGCCCTGCTTCAAGCTCGGCTTGCAGTCGCGCTGCTTTGCGCTGCTCTGCTTCAAACTCGGCGGCTTCCCTAAACGCTGCATCCTCTGGTTCTTTGGCGTTGCGGAGCTGCTCTGCTCTCGCCACTGCCATCTCAAACGCATCGGCTTCAGAAGGTACACCGTCCTCCGCTAAAACCTCTTCTTCTTTGGGAGCTTGGTTCTCAAACTCTTCAACAACCTCTAATGTATCTGGCTGCGTTCCATCTCCGTCTCCAAACAGATCAGGAGTTTTGCTACCTTCTCCCACTCCTTGTTGCTGAGATGCTCCAGTTCCGGTGGGACTTCTAGGAACGTCTCCGGGTTGGGGTTCTCCAACGCCTTGTCCATCACCCGCAAGGCCAGCTCCATCTGCTTGAGTTCCATCTGGGCCTCCTACTATTTCAGGGCTTAACTCCTCTGCAAGCTGTTCGGCCTGCTGATTTATAACTTGCTGCTGCTCTGGTGTAACCGCTTCTGCCACTTCTTTAGGCGCGGCGGCTTTCTCTACCAACCTCTGTTCTTCGTCCGTTAGTTTAGGCGGACCTGCACGGCGATTAGGAATTACCAAATCTACCATAAGCTGGATCAGCCCACCCGCACCTGCGCCGTAGCCTGCGGCTTCTAAGTTACCTTCAGCGAGTAGCTGTGTGGGGTCGTACCCTTGCTGGATAAGGTTCTGTAATGTGTTAGCCGCAGCTTCCTGTGCGCCCTCTATGCCACCTTGCTCAAACGCTCGCAGGATGCGGTTTCGCACACCGAAAGGTCTCAAGGCTCTTTGTAGCGGTCCTACAAACGGAATAAGTTCGGTCAGGCCTACACCCACGCCTTTTAGTGCTGCGTCACTACGTGTCGCCTCGTCAGTGCCTTCGGCTCTTGCACGTTCACTAGCTTCACCTGCTCCCGCTGCTGTAGCTAAACCTGCCGCTATTGGTAGCCCAATGCCGGGAATGATGGCAGGGGCGTATGTACCCGCAATAGATCCTACCGCCTCACCAAACTTACCTGTGCGTGTATCTTCTAGCCCAAGATCAGGTTGTAGCCCCTGCGTAGCTGCGTAGCCTTGACGTCTAATAAACTCACGGGTGGGATCTTCGTATTCTTCTGGCAGCAATGTAGCCGCACCCAGAGCGCCTGTCTCAAGAAGCCCAAGACCGCCGCGACCTATACCCTTGAAGAACTCACCAGCTAGGTTGGCTATACCCGCACCCTCGCCGGGAGTGGCGCTTTCCCCGTAGGTTTCTTCAAAGTATTGCGCAAACTCCGCGTCTTCTTTACGGATTATTGCATCCATACGCCGTAGCTCGTCTACGGTTGGCTCATCCCCAGCTATAGTAAAGTTGTAAGCTTGACCGCTGATTTCGCTTACGCGGGGTAGAGTTCCCATAATTTAACCCTTTGATACGTCAATGTTTTTAGCTTGTGAACCCGTACCCCCAGCAGACGCAGCTAAAACTGGACTTAATCCAGCTATACGCGACTGAAGATCTGCTATTTCTCTGTCTAGCCGTACTATCTCTGCTGCACGGCCTTTACCTCTATCAGCTTCGGCTTGTTGTCTGGCAAATTTAGCTTGATCCAGTTGCGTCGATAGATAAGTCAATAAGGCTGATCCAGTAGGAGGGGCCATAGTTTTTGCTCTACCCGCAGCCGCCGCTCGTATCCGTGCAGCTTGCAGTGTGGCGTCTATCTTCGCTTGCGCTAAACCAGCGGTCTTCTCGGCAGCGCGTTGTTTCTGTAGGCCTGCCGCTGCTACTCCCGCGCCCTCACCGAATGCGCCAAGCAGTGTTGGGTTCTTAGACGCTGCCATTGCCGCACCACCTTGGGCAATAGCCAACCACGCATCTGTGCTAAGGCCCTTAGATTGCTTAGCGGCATCGTTGATCGCTTTGGTAGAAACAGTTGTTATTCCGCCAGCATCAGGGGTTGTGGGGGTAGTTGTATCTGCTACAGGCGCAACACCTTGAGGACGCGCTTCAGGCCGTAACGATTCAACGCCTACAGGGGCATCGCCCATTGTAATCGGAGCAGGCATTGGGTAGTCGTCGTAACCGGGTTGTTCGGGGAACTTACCGCTAAGATCTATTAACCTTTGCTCCCTAGCTCGCTCTGTATTTTCTCTTTCCGCTGCCTGCTGCTCGCGTAAGTTAAACTTGTACTCGTCAGATTGTGCATATTCTTTTAATATTCCCGCTGCTTTAACAGGGTCTATATTAGCTGTTATTATCTCTCTATATTTAGTAGCCAACAACCCCCCAAGATCGCTCGCATACTCCCCTACAGTTCTTAAAGCACCGCCTACGGCTTCTTGCACGTCTGTGGCTAGTTCTTGGCCCTGTAGCTGTTTTACTAACGTATCCCTTTTAGTCGTCAGTGTAGCGGCTAAGAAATCATTGTTGTTAGCTGTAGCAGTTTCTATAGCTCTGTTAAGCTGCTCTACTTCCCCTTCTATGATTGGGGCTAAACCTAACTCTTCCCGTAAAGCGGGAGACATTTCCCCAGTGCCCGGATCAAAAGTTTTTTCCCCTTGTGTCGGGCCACTAGCCGTAACTTCTGCCAACGCCGCCGCAGCTTCCTCCATTGGAACGCCTTGATTATCGCCTACAGATGTTCCTGTTTTTGCGGTCATCTGTTCTTGCAAAAGCTTCATCAAACCTGCTGTATCAGTCGGCTTCGCAGCGGCGCTAGGCGCAGCAGACACAGGATCAAAGTCACCTGCCAAGACTTCTTGCAGCCCCATAGTGTCGCCAAATCTTGGATCAGTGCCAACGTCTGCATTAGGCTGGGTTTTTCTAAGTGCTTCTAAATTAGCAGCTTCCTCTGCTTGTCTT